TAGCACTCTTGTTCTGACTGACAAGAACAGTGTTATTTACCTTGAAGAAAACACACGAATTAGGGCTGGTGCTTCTGCTGCAAGTGATTTGATGATGCTGATTTCTTACGAGGAGATTTCCTAATGCCAAGGATTATCAATGGTAGGTCATCTTATTCTGATGACCGTGGAACTATCCTTCAGGCTCAACACGCTGAAACCACTTCTGAAGTGACATTATCAGCAACAAAAACATATGAAGAACTTGGTGCTAATGTAACACTTGTATCGAAAGGGCGTAATAGTAAGTTTTTGTTGTTTGGTCATGGTCATATGTATGGCACTTCTAGCGGTGCAAATAGGATGAACTTAGGTTTTAGTGTAACCATTGGCGGCACAACAACTAGGATACTTGGAACAGATGGAGGTGCAGGGGATTCATGGGCAAATGAACAAGATGGTGCTTCTGGGCAAAACGGTGATAGATGTTATATGTACACTGTTACTGCGGCACCAGGAACTAGCATGACCTTTAAGTTGCTAGCCGCAAGCTGGGATGTATCTGGTACTACTGGAAGATTTAATTTATCTGGGTATGCTTTCAAATCAATATTAGAAGTTTTGGAAATAGCAACTTAGGGGGGCAAGTATGAGCAACGCAAGAAACTTATCAGACATTGTAGGCGGCAACTTTAACATTCCTGTTGGCTCACTTGGCAATGCTCCCAACCCTATTGATGCTGGCACTATTGTTTCATGGGCAAAGGACAGTACGCCTACAGGCTGGCTTCAGTGTGATGGCTCTGCTGTTTCTCGTTCAACATATGCTACTTTGTTTACTGCTATTGGCACAACCTACGGCACTGGTGACGGCTCGTCCACATTTAATATACCTGATTTAAGAGGGCGTGTTGTTGCTGGAAAAGACAATATGGGCGGCAGTGCAGCTAGTCGGATTACATCTGCGGTTACTGTTGATGGAGCAACGCTTGGTACAACTGGCGGCTCACAAAGTCACACATTAACTGAAGCGCAACTTCCTTCACACTTTCATAGACCAGGTGGTTATTCTGGCAATACTACCTATAGATTTTTTTATGGCTTAAACACTACCTCATCTGGTTATGCTTACCCTGCGGTTGGCGGTTCTGGAACTTTTTTAAATACATTACTTGGAACACAGACAGACCCAGTCGGTAGTGGCAATACTCATAACAACATTCAACCTTTGTTGATTGCGTTGTATATAATCAAGACATAGGTGACTTATGGCAGTATGGAAAATTATACGAGAAACTGACAACAAAGGCACTATCTACAAAGACGGTGTTCCTTATGGGGATTTAGACATTAGCTGGCTACCCTCAACAATTAGGGTTGTGCAAGGACAGGGTGACGGCTCTGCTTATCTCGAAAACATAAACACAGAAACAGATTTTGTATCTGATTTGTCGGCAGAAAGTTGGCACTCGAATATGTCAGAAACATGGCAAGATGCTGAAGATGCAGTGCAAAGTCCACAACTATATGATGGGAGTGTGTGATGCCGCATATTTATGATTTAAATCCAGGGCTAAATTCAAAGCCAAAAGACAAGAAACCTGAGGCAAAAACAAAACCAAAGGAGGAACCACCTAAAAAGAGGGGAAGGCCGAAGAAGGCCAAGTAGGTATGGAGTATGTTGGAGTATGTAGCAGCAGCGAATGCGGCCTATTCGGTAGTGAAGAGGGCCATTCAAAACGGAAAAGAATTGCACAGCTGCGCCAAAGCCATATCTCAATTTACTCATGCATCAGATGACTTACGAAAAAGCCACGAACAAAAAAAGCGTAGCATATGGACAAAGTTTCTGGGCAAGGAGGACAACGACCTAGAAACATTTATGCACCTTGAAGCTATCAAAGCAAAAGAAGACGAACTCAAACAGATGATGATATACCTGGGCCGACCAGGTTTACATAGCGACTGGGTCAAGTACCAGGTAGAAGCTAGAAAGCGCAGACAGCAAGAAGCTGAAGACAAGAAGCGCAAGATAAGAGAACTCAAAGAAAATTTAGAGATAGCAGCAGCATGGGTACTGGGTGCGATTGCCCTTACCATTGTTGTTGCTTTTGTAGTGTGGGTTTTACAAAGGAAGGGCGTAATATGATAGGCAAAATTTTAGATGCATCAAAGAAACATCAGGTGCTTCCCAGGGTTATGATGATAGTGATGACCTACCAGTATTTCGTTGTAACAAATTGGTTCATGTCACTTTCTTCACCAGAAAATTCTCAAGCGGCATTGGTCAGTGTGGTGACAGGTGCCATGACAGGGGCGTTTGGACTTTGGCTTGGGTCAGAAGGCAAACATATAAACGATGGCAGCAAAACTAAATGAAAATACAGAGGTAGCTTTACCTCTTAGAAATATTATCAGCATGGTTGCGGCAGCAAGTGTGGCAACCTGGGCATACTTTGGCATCATTGAAAGGCTAAATACCATTCAGACCAACCAAACAATGATGAAGGCTGACCTAGAAAAGAATACGGAGTTTCGTATCAAATGGCCCAGGGGTGAGATGGGTTCTTTGCCAGCCGACAGTGAACAGTTTATGTTGATTGAACACCTGGCAAAAGAATTAGAAAAACTACAGGAACAAATAGAAAGTGGGCAGGCTCCATTTGACCAGCAACAAAAGTTAACTCTGGAATTTTATGAGAAAAGGATTAACGATTTAGAAGATAGGATAGAGGCTTTGCGGTCTAACGGATACGGTGGCATGAAATGATAGAGGCGGTATTTGTTTTATTGTTATGGACAGCTGGCGGTGATGAACCGCTAGAGTATACGCCATATGAAAAGTTATCTGAATGCTTGTCTACTAAGCGCAAGATAAAACAAAACACTAACGGTGGTGTGAACTTTGATAACCAGTGGCAGTGTAAAGAACTCAAGGTGCAGATGGAGCAAAGCAGTGATGGCACCTGGCATATAATTAAACTGATGGAGGAGGTATCAAAATGATTAACTTACTTGGAAATCTTGTTGGCCCAGTGACAGGGCTACTGGATAAATTTATTGAGGACAAAGACCAGAAGAATGCTTTGGCCCATGAGATTGCAACCATGTCACAACGCCATGCTCAGGAAGCAATGCTTGCTCAGATTGAGGTATTGAAAGCTGACGCAAAAGGTAACTGGTTTCAGGCATCGTGGCGACCCTTGATTGGCTGGATTTGTGGCTTGTCGCTAGGCATAAATTACATGGTATCGCCTATCGCTCATGGCTTTGGTATTACTATTCCCCAGGCTGATATGTCTGTAATGATGCCGTTGATGTTTGGGATGTTGGGGATTGGTGGAATGCGTAGTTTTGACAAGGCAAAGAAGACAGACACAAAGGTTATTAAATGACAGCCCAGCTGAAGCTACAGCCTGGTGAGTTAACACCAACGGAAGAGCGACAGGCCAGGATGTATAAGGAGGTAGCGCACAAGTATGCAAGCAGACTGGCACAAAGCTATCAGCAGCTGGTAGTCGAGTGCAACATGACATGGCCTAACTATAGACAGGATTGTTATGCGTCTGCACTGGAGGAAATTCACGATATGTATTCAAGAGAGGAGGCACCATGCGTAAGTTTGATAAGGTAAATCGTGACAGCAAATACAAGGACATTCCATCTAAGTATCTTGCTGGAGCAAAGAACAAAGATAAAAGAGCGGCTGAGATTAGAAGCACCAGGCGCAAGTATAAAATGAGTAAGCTGACATCAGCTGACTACGATAGAATTAGTATGATGAGAGCGAGGGGGTAATGGCAGCACCAGAAAAATATAAAAAGATGTTTGGCGAGAAGAGGGCCAACGCTATCTATAAACGTGGATTGGGGGCGTACTATTCAAGTGGCAGTAGACCAGGTATGTCAGCCCATGGCTGGGCAGTAGCTAGGCTCAAGGCCCATGCAAAGGGCAAGGCAACCGTGAAGAAAGCAGACGGTGACTTGTTCAGGAAAAAGAAAACATAGGAGGAAGCAACATGGCTTTTAAATTATCTGACAGAAGTTTGGCAAGACTTGAAGGTGTAGAGGACAGTATGAGGGCTGTCACTGAACTTGCTATTGAATACACCAAGATAGATTTTGGTGTAACCTGTGGACTGCGTACCATTGAAGAACAAAGAGAACTTGTCGAAGCTGGTGCATCACAAACAATGAACAGCAAACACATTCCAGGTTTGGCTGTCGATGTTGTGGCATACATTGGCCCCAGGGTTTCATGGGAAGTAAATCTTTATGATGATATCGCTGACGCATTCAAGATTGCTGCGATTGAACTTGGTACTGGAATACGCTGGGGTGCGGCATGGCATATCCCAGACATTCGTGAATGGAACGGTACAATGGAAGAGGCCATGAACTCATACGTTGATACTAGAAGGAAGGAAGGGAAGCGACCATTCATAGACGCTCCCCATTTTGAGTTGTCTTCTTGATTAGCCCAGTACGGCTATACCTCTAGGGCTGTTAACCTCTTTGATGATATAGCCTTTGCGTACCAAGCATTGAATTATACGGTGAGCATTACTGTATGCCGCCATCTTTTTGATTGCCTGCCTGTCACCAATCCTACCGTTACAGATTTCTCTGACGGTAGGGTAAACGCCATTCTCTTTTTGAAACGCAACAATAAATGCAAGGACTTGCTGCTGCCTTGGCGTTAGTCCAATCTTATTCTCCATTCTGGTTCTCCCTTAACATGATACTTAAACTCTTGTTCCAGGACAGCCTCTTGCTCTCTAACTCTTTGACTACGTCCTGGTCATCTAAACTTTCCAAAACATCCTGGTTCAAATCTTTCAGGTCTTTCATCTTGGTACGTTTAACATCAGGCGGTAGGTCTGGATGCGTTGACTGATACATGGCAAGCTGAAGGTCAGCGTATTTCTCCACCCATTCATTCTGCGTCTTGAACCATTCAACTCTTTCACCGTCCAAACCTGGCACCCTCAAAGGTATTTCATCTGGAAACTCTGGTGTTTCTGTTTCGTCCTCTCCAGGTTCTGCATGGTCAGCTATATTATCTATGACCGCATCAGCGTGTGCCTCTCTATCGCCCTCAGAAGCCTGCTGAAGGGCATTAGTTAGCTGTTCGGCAGTTTGTACATTGGACAGGCTTGGTGCCTGTTCTACGCCATCCTCAGGGGTTATATCTTTTGGCTCTGGATAATCCATTGCTTCCTCAGCTGTAATCATTCCTTTGACTGCATCAGGGAACGCATCACGAATAGCAAAGCCTCTGGCCCTCAGCTGCATCATACGCTTGGGGTATTGTTTCCATGGCCCTTGCTTGTTCAACAGGTTGGCACGTTGTGCATCCTCTTTGCTGAACTGTGCCAGCGTTGTTTCTTCTTTGCCGTTAGCCAGGGTACGTTTGATTTCACAGAAAGCTATGTCACCTTCCATCCATTCCCTTGACCCAGCAAAGGCTGGATGAGATTTAACTAGGGCCAGCAAGCTGTCACCCCACAGGCTGGGCCTGCCGTTAATCACTGCGATGTTTTGCAGGGCCTGCATTGGTGCAAGGCCAATCTCATATCCCCATTGCACAGCAACTAAGATGTTGGCTGGCTTTGCCTGAAATTCTTTTGGCACCAGCCCAGACTTGGATAATGTGTCAGCAAATTCTTTTGCCTCTTTCAAATTAGTTGGCTCAAGTATCTGCCTCTTAACTATGTTACTCATTTGTAACCTCCTTAACTGAGAACGATGAACTGTCTATGTATTCTCCTGGAACCTCCACCATCGTTCGTTTTGGTTTTTGTGTGGTCACAGATTTAACCTGGAAGCTGCCGACATTCATAACGTCAGCGTCAATGCTGTCCATGTGCATCACAAGGATGTCTTTGTTTTCATCAGCTACCTTCTTCCAGCTTCTCGCTTCAGCTGTAGCTTTCTGATAATCAGTCAGCACCTGTACCAGGTCTAGGTTGTCACCAGCCTTAGGCTCTACAGTGACAGTCTTCAGCCCTGGCTCTGGCTGCTTCTCTACTGGTGGGTATTCACCGTCTTCATCAAAGAGTTTCCAGAACTCCCTGGCTGCTTTCAATATCCCTTGGCAAACCATGTCGTCCTTGTGGTAGCCGTAGGTTTTTAGCTTGCCCTTCTGTGTCATCACCAGGACAATGCCCCACTCCAAACCAGCACACATCATCTGCTGGTGCAGCTGTATCATCCAGTCTGCCTTGCATTTGTCAGCGTGATAGAAATCTGTTTTAACCTCCAGCACACCTCTACCGCTGAAAGTATTATCACCAATGACCATCTCGCAATCTTTTGGTATGGTCATGATACGGTCAAGCGTTGCGCCTAGCCGCTCCTCTTTCATCCTGTATGCATCCTTTGGTTCTTCAGCTGTACAAGTTAGGCCGTCATCCTTCAGCATCTCCAGGAACCATGGCACTATGGCGTGTTCAAGATAGGTTCCCCTGACCAGGGCATTCTTGTTGAATGCTTTGTGCTTCACCACCTCAACGCCATGCGCTGCCCTCTTGTGGTTGTCCAGGGTATCCTGGTTGGTGTTACCGTAGGCATCAACACCCATCATTACAGATGCCATCTCTGAGGCACCCAACTCTTCACCTGTTATGGTTTTCTTTCCAGTTACTTTAACGTCTGGCATATAGCGTCTCCTCCATTTGTATTGTCGCAATAACATTTATCATTCAGCGCACAACCAACCCACATGGCAGCCCATAGAAAAACTACAACCACCATGGCACCAATCAACTGCGCTACGAAACTTAGCCAGTCTTTCACTGACCAATCTTTAATTAAGTCTACCATCCCTTGAACCCCCAACAATCAACGTCTGTTTGTAATTCACTCAGAGCATTCCATGCCTCATATGCTGCACGGCCCTTGTCTGTTGAGCATTGGGCGGTGCCTGTTCCTCTATCCAATCGCTTTCCCTCAGCTGCTTCAAACTGTTTTGCATATCCACTCATGCGCTGGCCTATGTGTCCAGATAAGTTAGCCTTGGTGAAACGCTGATTGATGTAATCAATTTTCTTAGTTGTCATTTGCACAAGCCTCCTGTTCTTCTAAGTAGTAAGTGTGCGCTGGGTTCTCTCGCTGTTCTTTGTCCATGAATGCCAGCGCATCATTCACAGAGTTAAATGTTTTCACTACCTGTTCCTGGTAAGAGTAACCATTCATGCAGATAACTTTGTAAATCATGCGGCCCTCTTCAGGATGTTGCTGACAGTAGAGGCATACCAATCACCGCCCCTGGCTGTGGTGTAACCTTCATCATTAAGATAGGCAGCTACCTCTTTCATAGATTTGCCCTGGCCCAGCTGGTCTTTGATTACAGGAACAATCTTACTGGCAAACTTGTCTGCCCTCGCTCTGATTGTAGCGTTGCCTGCATCTGATGCAGCTTGGTTAGGATTGCCCAGGCTATAAACTTTCTTGCCTGCTCTGGATAT